GGTATGTACTATAGGAGGGATAACATGGAAAGATGGGTAGATAAAGCTATTAAAGAATCAAGTGAGAGAATTAAAAAGGAACTACGCAAACAATTGTTGGAGTTAACAAAAGAAAAGAATAGGGGAGATAGTATGTGTAACGAACTCGAAAAAACAGAATTTGAAAAAGCGGTAGAATTATTATCAGTTCATTTTAATGTAGATGAAGACGAAGCAAAGAGAATGATTGAATATTCGTTTGCGAAAACAGAAAACGCAGGTGCTGATGTTTGTGTAGATGATAAAAACAATCTTAACTATCACCATGAAATAAAAATCCCTAATTATAATCATGAAATTCAATTGCCTGTTTATGATTTTAGTTTAAATGAACCTGCGTGTGATCCTCCGATTATCAAAAGTACTGCCATTGAAGAAGTGTTTATTCCGTCGACAGGAACCTCTCATATAAAGTATGCGGAAAAAGAAAACGAAAAAATAACTAGTAGAAACATGGAGATTCAATTTGAATTTACAAAACTAAGTGATGAAAAACGAAACAAGATTGAGAAATTAGCAAAAGAGATGTTGAAAGTAATCAAGGGATAGGAGAGGTTAAAATGCCTAAGTTATGTAATCACAAATGGATTGATATGGAAGATGGTACATTTGATAAGTTTTGTGTAAGGTGCAGCGAAAAGGCAAAGCAAAATTTTGCGGTGTTTGAAGAACGTACTTGTTGCGGAAATCCGGATAAGTCTTCTTTTACTTCGTCAAGCGGATTAAAAGAATTGCCAATAGAAAGAACGGGGCATGAATTTGATTGCCGTATTAACATAGAAACAGTAACAATTAACGTATCTTCCGAAGCTGATATATCCTCTATAGCAAAAGAGTTGAATCAATTAGCGGGGATGAAGACTAGAAAGGGTGGTATGGGTGCCTAAATACCGTAAGAAGCCAGTTGTTGTTGAAGCGTGGCAATTCACGAAAAATAATTTTTCAAATGGAGCGCCTGACTTTATAAGGTTCGCATCTAATAAACCGGTTACGTTATTTAGCCAGTATGCAGGAGAAGTTATTTATGGTGAGATACAGACGCTTGAAGGAGTAATGAGAGTTTCTGAAGGAGATTACATTATAAAAGGAGCGCAAGGAGAATTTTATCCTTGCAAACCCGATATATTTGAAAAAACATATCAATTAGAAAACAGCTGTAATCAACTTATTAAAGTTAATAATAAACTATTAGAAATAGGATTTTTTATTTTTGGCATAATACTTGGATGGACGTTATTTTATTGCATAGTTAGCCAATTAATATAATTAGGGGGTGAACAAATGTTCAAAAGTTTCCTCTCCAAAATAAGGGGGTTGTTTGAGAAGATGGGACTCTTGCAAAGTGTGAAAGAAGTATCGGATCGCACGAATTTTTTAATATCCGATAACATGCACAATCATATTCAATGGTGGTTAGCTTTGTATAAGGGGTATTTGCCTAAGTACAAAGATGAACCATTTCATGATATCACATACACGACTTTAAACGGTCAGAAATCACGTAGAATGCTTAGTTTAGGAATGCCTAAGGTAATTGCTTCTGAAATGGCTAATCTCGTGTTTAATGAGCAGTGTAGCATTAATATAAGTGATGAAAACTTTAATGAGTTTATCGAGAAAACATTAGATGATAACGGATTCTATGATAAATTTCAAAACTATCTTGAATATATGTTTGCTACTGGTGGCATGGTGATAAAGGTTAACTCGCCACAACCAAAGATAAACCAACAAACAGAGCAAAAAATTAACTTATCCTTTGTTCACGCAGATTCTTTTATCCCTCTCACGTATGATGGAAAAAGAATCATGGAAGGAATATTCGTTAACGAAACAGTAAAAGGCAAGTATTATTACACGCTCATGGAAATTCATACATGGGAAAATGGAATATATACGATAACAAACAGGTTGTTTAAATCGGAATCGAAAGCAGATTTAGGGAAAGAGGTTGCACTTTCTGAAATGTATGGAGAGTTAGCCGAACTAATCGAGATTCCAGGATTAAAACAGCCTCTTTTTGTGTACTTTAAGCCGAATACCGCTAACAATATTGACTTGTATAGTCCGTTGGGTACATCTATCTTTTCAGGGTGCATGGACACGCTTAAAACATTAGATACTATCTATGATAGTTATCAAAGAGAGTTTAAGTTAGGTAAGAAGAAAATTATCGTTCCTGCTACTGCTGTGAAAGCAATACCGGACGAAAACGGGAATATGCGCAGATACTTTGACGCAGACCAAGAAGCATATGAAGCGCTTAACTTGGAAACGGACGATGATTCCATCAAAGAAATTAGTTTTGAGTTACGTGTGCAGCAACATATCGACGGTATTAATCACAATCTAAATATATTAGCTACTCAAATAGGATTTAGTGCAGGAGCGTTTACCTTTGATTCAAAAGGATTGAAAACCGCTACTGAAATCGTAAGCGAGAATAGCAAAACATACCGTACACGCAATGGCCATGTTACATTGATTGAAGAGGGATTAATCGATTTAATTGACGTTATTGGAGATGTTGCGGATTTATATGAGTTATACAGCAAGCCGGAAGAATATGAGGTAACAATTAACTTCGATGATTCGATTGCAGAGGATAGAACGTCAGATGCTGCTTACTGGATGTCATTATCTAATAGCGGTTTAGTACCTAAATGGTATGCGCTTATGAAAATATTAAAAACAACAGAAGAAGAAGCAAAGCAATTAGTATCTTCTAGCATGGAGGAAACGCCACAACAAACAGAGTTGTTTGGTGATGGTGTATGAGTTTACAAGACATCTACTTACAATTAGAAGCGGAATTGATGCGGAGAATCGCCTTATTTTTCGCTTCTAATCAATCTTTATTAGATGACAACCCTCTACAGTGGAACATGAAAAAACTAAGCGATTTAGGGGCGTTAACGGATTCTAACAAGAAACTAATAGCAAGGTATATGAATATAACCATACCAGAGTTAAATACGCTATTAGAAGAACAAGGAATACAGTCATTAAGCGAGCAAGAAGCGGAGATGGCAAAGGCTGCGGTTAACGGTAGATTAAAAACAGCGGTGCCAATTGCGGAAGATGCTGCATTGTATGCCACTCTTAGTACCTTCCAAGCAAATGCTCGTGATAAACTTAATTTAGTAAATACAAGCATTGTAGGTAATGCGGAAGAGAAAGTTAAACAAGTAATTAGCCAGGTAACTGCAGAAGTATTATCTGGTGTAAGTACATCTCAACAAGCGTTAACGAGATTCGCAGGACAATTTGCAGAAGAAGGCGTACCAGCTTACGTATCTTATAAAAATAATCGACAATATTCCATTGAAGCTTATACGCAAATGGTAGTCAGAACGGTTACGAATCAAGTCACAGCCGAAATGCAAATGACAAGAGCGGAATCGTATGGCGTCGATTTAATTGAAATATCAAGTCATGGTGGAGCGAGACCGAAATGCGCTCCATACCAAGGAAAGATATATTCCAAGTCAGGGACAAGCAAAAAATATCCACCTTTATCTAAGACAAGTTATGGAGAGGTAGACGGATTGGCAGGAATTAATTGTGGCCATCGCTTTTATCCTTATTGGGAAGGCAAGAGCAGACAAACGAATAAGCCTCTTCCCAAAAAAGAAAATGACCGCATTTATAAAGAAAGTCAGAAACAGCGCGCCTTAGAGCGTGCTATTCGTCATGCAAAAAGGGAACGCGACTTCTTAAAGAATGCGAATCTACCTTATGAAGATGCACAACGTAAAGTATCGAATGCACAAGCTAGAATGAGAGAGTTTATTGACAGCACGGACAGAACAAGAAGATATGATCGCGAAAGAGTTATAACAAATTAAAATGAGAGGTGTATAGAATGTCATTAACAAAACAACACTTGCAAAATAATTTTGCAAAAGCAAGAGAAACAAATTCACCTTATGTTTTCGTATGTATCAAAGCAGAAGGAGTATCAGAGGTTATTGTAATTCCTAAAAAGTCTTTCGATGCCAAAGAACAATTTTATATGAATGCCTACAGTGAGGATTTAACTCATGTTATGAATAATAATGTGATGATTACAGGATTAAGTTATGGAGATGCGGATCAAATTCCTAATATTATTTAATACATGTCTTTAAGCAACAGACATTAAACAGGCTTATTTTCTTTGTCTTTTATTCGGTAAGACGTTAAAGAAACGAAAGATAATTACCCTTATGGGAGGTCTATTATATGAAATTTTTAAATAAAGCCGATCAA